CGATGAGTAATCTTATTTTGCCAAAAACTATCCAACTTACGGAAAACCCCAGTGAGGATGCGTCTCAAGAAGAGAAAGCTACGCAGCTTCCTGACCCCACGGGATGGAAGCTACTGTGTGTGGTGCCTGATGTAGAGAAAACCTTTGAGAATTCCAGCATTGTCAAAGCAGACCCCTACATGCGGCAAGAAGAACACGCCACCACCGTGCTCTTTGTTGTAAAGGTTGGCCCTGATGCGTACAAAGATCAAGCCAAGTTCCCCGGTGGTGCGTGGTGTAAGGCCGGAGACTTTGTTCTGGTGCGTACCTACTCGGGTACACGCTTCAAAATCTACGGCAAAGAGTTCCGTTTACTGAATGACGACCAAGTAGACGCGGTTGTGCAAGATCCACGCGGCTTGACCCGTGCGTAAGGAGTAAAAATGGCTGAAAAGTTTGAGTTCCCCGATGAAATTGCCGCAAAAGCGGGCGAAAAAGACACGGAGATCGAAATTGAGGTTGTAGACGACACGCCAGACCGAGATCGAGGGCGTGTGGCGCTTGATCGCCCCGTTGAAGACCCAACAGACGATGAAATCAACTCGTATTCCGACAAAGTACGTGGCCGAATTAAGGAATTGACCCATGCACGCCACGACGAGCGCCGTGCCAAGGAGTCCACAATTCGGGAAAAGCAGGAGCTTGAGAATCTTGCCCAGCAACTGCTGGACGAGAACCGGCAGCTAAAGAATTACGCCAATAATGGTGCTCAGCAGTACGCGGAAACCGTAAAACAAGCGGTTGGCAGTGAGCTTGAGACGGCACGGCGTAACTACAAGGTCGCACAGGAGGCTTTTGATACTGATGCTATCATTGCGGCACAAGAGGCGCTGACGGATGCTAAGCTGAAGATGATTTCAGCGCAAAATTTTAGGCCGGCCCCTTTACAAACGGCTTCAGATAATGTACAAATACGGAAATCGGAACCGGTAGCCGTAGAGCCTGATGAAAAAACCTTGCGCTGGCAAGCAAAAAACCAGTGGTTTGGCTCTCCGGGTAACGAAGAATTAACTAGCTTTTCACTAGGGCTGCACCAAAAACTAGTGAATTCGGGGGTAGACCCCCGCTCTGACGAGTATTTTGAGCGTATTGATTCTCGTATGCGGAGCACCTTCCCAGAAGCATTTGGGGGGCGCGATGCACGAAGCACTCGACCTTCATCTGTTGTGGCCTCTGCGACTCGTTCGTCAGGGCCAAAGAAAGTTCAGCTAACAACCACGCAGGTTGCGTTGGCTAAGAAGTTTGGACTAACCCCTCAACAATATGCTGTTCAAGTAGCTAAATTGGAGAATCAAAATGGCTGAGACTCGTACCCCTCGTGATTTGACCTCACGCGATAAAAATGCACGGACGGTCTATGTACCGCCCTCTTCACTGCCAGACCCGACTCCTGAACCGGGGTACTCGTTCCGTTGGATTGCTACGCATGTAAACGGAACAGCACACCACACAAACGTGTCTCGCCAATTGCGAGACGGTTGGGAGCCAGTAAAAGCAGTAGACCATCCTGAACTGATGATTGCTAGTAACGCTAGTGGCAATGTGGAAATCGGTGGACTGATGCTATGCAAACAACCATCCGACCGCACAGAGGCCCGAAAGCAGTACTACGACAAGCACGCATCGGACCAGATGGAGTCAGTGGACAATAGTTTCATGCGGAACAACGACCCTCGTATGCCTTTGTTTGCAGACCGAAAATCTACAACCACTCGCGGACAAGGATTCGGTTCCGGTTCTAAATAAATAGGAGTTTTAAATGGCTTATCCTGTCGTTGACGCCCCTTACGGGCTAAAGCCGATCAACTTGATCGGCGGTCAGGTATTTGCGGGGTCAACCCGTGAATACGCAATCATCAACAACTACGCTACGAACATTTTCTTTGGTGATCTTGTAGCCTTGGTTCGCGGTAACTTGGAACGTATTTCTGTAAGTACTGGTACGCTGGGTACAGTTGTGGGCATCTTTTTGGGATGCTCGTATACCAACCCGCTGACCAAACAGAAGACGTTTTCTCAGTATTACCCAGCAAGTACTGCTGCGGGTGACACTGTTGGCATCGTTTGCGACGATCCTGACACCGTGTTTTCTGCTGTTGTTTGCTCGGCTACTACTGCTGTTGCTTCTGGCGCTCGTGCAATGATCGGTCAAAACGTGGCAATGATCAACAACACTGGCAGTACGGCAACCGGTAATTCAAAGAATGCGGTTCTGGCTCCAAGCGATACGCCTGCAACGACAGATGCGCTGCCTTTGCGTGTGTTGGGTTTGAATCCAAATACGGCAGTCTCTCTTGGTTCGGCTACGTTTACAAGCATTTCAACTGCCACCATCACTTGTGCCGCAATTCCTTTTGCGTTGCCTGTTGGTACTGATGTAGGCTCACTGGACTCTAGCGGCAATTACATTGCTTCGGGCTCCTTTGTGGATACCGCAGCGGCGGCTGGTGCGACGACTGTGATTTTGAATCAAGCACCCATCACTGCTTTTGGTGCAAGCTCGACGCTGGTCTTTAATCAGTTCCCAGAGATTTTGGTCAAGCTGAATTTTGGGCAGCATGAGTATTACGCAGCAACTGCAACCGCATAAGGAGCATAAATCATGGCTATTTCACGCGCACAACTACTGAAGGAACTCCTTCCCGGTCTGAATGCTTTGTTTGGTTTGGAGTACAGCACCTACCAACAGGAACATAAAGAAATTTATGAGACTGAAAAATCAGAGCGTTCTTTTGAGGAAGAGACCAAGCTGTCGGGATTCTCCGCTGCACCAGTTAAGAACGAAGGTTCTGCCATTGCTTATGACAATGCGCAGGAAGCGTTCACGGCTCGGTACAACCACGAGACCATTGCTCTGGGCTTCTCCATCACAGAAGAGGCTGTTGAAGACAACCTGTATGACTCGCTGTCTGCCCGTTACACCAAGGCTCTGGCCCGTGCAATGGCGTATACCAAGCAGGTCAAGGCCGCTGCAACCCTCAACAACGCTTTTAGTAGCGCATACGTAGGTGGTGACGGGGTTTCTATGATTTCTACTGCACACCCTCTGGTGTCTGGTGGAACTAACAGCAACCGTCCTGCTACAGCAGCGGATTTGAATGAAACTTCGTTGGAAAACGCAGTCATTCAAATCGCGGCTTGGACGGACGAACGCGGTCTGCTGATTGCAGCACAGCCTACGAAGTTGGTCATCCCGCCGGCACTGCAGTTCACGGCAACCCGCTTGCTGGAAACCAACCTCCGTGTGGGCACTGCCGACAACGATATCAACGCCTTGAAGAACAACGGCTCTATCCCACAAGGGTATTGCATCAACCACTTCTTGACTGATACCAATGCATGGTTCCTGATGACGGATGTGCCTAACGGCCTGAAGCATTTTGAGCGTGCAGCGTTGACAAACTCAATGGATGGAGACTTCGATACCGGGAATGTCCGGTACAAGTCCCGTGAGCGTTACAGCTTCGGCTGGTCTGATCCGCTCGGCATTTTCGGAAGCCCCGGTTCGACCTAAGCCCTCGGGCTTTGAGAGAGGCTCCTTCGGGAGCCTTTTTTATTGCACTCCATGCAGAACCGTGCTATATTGGTTGCACTCCGGGCCTTCCGGTGCATTAGACAGCCCCGGCTGACGACATACAGACTAATGCGCCTAACTTGTATGTAAGGAAAAATCATGGCATCCACCACGTTTTCTGGCCCGGTTACGTCTACCAACGGCTTCATTGGTAACTTGACGGGCAACGTCACTGGTAATCTCACGGGCAACGTCACTGGTAATCTCACGGGCAATGTCACTGGCAACATTGCGGGCGCAGGTAGCATCACGCACGCTACGACCTCCGCAATCAATGCCACAGCAACCGCCACTGCTGCTGAAGTTGCTACTGGCTACATCACCTCCACTTCTGTTGGAACAGTCACCATCACGCTGCCTACAGGCACGTTGCTTGGCGCAGCCCTTGGTGCAGCCCGAGGCACTGTGTTTGACCTGTACATTGACAACACCGCAGGCGCATCAACTGTGACCATTGCGGTTGCGGTCAACGGCATCTTGTCTACCGCCGCCGCAGACACTGCCGGTTCCTTTGGTGACCTGACAATTGCCTCTGGCGTTACGGGCGTGGGCCGGTTCACGTTGATGTTCTCTAGCGCAACCGCCTACGTGTTTACACGCACCGCTTAATCTTTGGGGGCAACCCCACAACTGGAGATTGACTATGATGCAAACAGACGTACTAGCGGTTCATAGAGAAACTACCGGCACAATGGTGTCGGGACGCAATAGGGTTAAAGGTCTTATTGTTACCCCCGGTGGCACTGCTGGAGATATTATTCTGAGGGATGGTGGCTCTGGTGGCACTGCTCGGCTTCAGTTTAATTTGTCTACCAATCAGTCTGCGTTCTCTTTCACAGTGCCGGGTGAGGGTGTGTTGTTTTTAACTGACATACACGTAACCCTGCCAACATCGTCCAAATTAACGGTGTTCTATGGCTAAGAAGCAAGGCCCGGTTCTCTCTGTTGGGCGGGGGGAGAAGCTCCCAGTGTCTAAAGGCGCAGGGCTGACCGCCAAGGGCAGGGCTAAGTACAACGCAGCAACAGGCAGCAACCTCAAGGCTCCACAGCCCCAAGGTGGCGCACGCAAGAATTCATTTTGTGCCCGGATGAGCGGGATGCCCGGACCGATGAAAGACGAGAACGGTAAGCCTACCCGCAAGGCAGCTTCTCTTGCAAGATGGAAATGTTGAAATGCCTGATGAACGCAGCGGAGTTGATCGCAGACAAGAGCTAGACATGGTGCGCGAGGTTGCTACGCATGCTTCCGATATTCGCCACATTCAAGAAGATGTGGCTACGATGGCAAAGAATATGGCAGCAATGCAGGTAACTTTGACGGCGATTGACAAGACGTTATCAGAAGCCAAAGGTGGTTGGAAGATGTTGATGATTATTGGTGGAGTGAGCGGCACGGTTGGTGCGGGGCTTGTGCAAGTGGCGCATTGGTGGAATAAGTAGTGCCGAGCACAAGCAAAAAACAACACAATTTCATGGCTGCGATTGCCAACTCGCCATCGTTTGCTAAGAAAGCTGGAGTCCCACAATCCGTGGGAAAAGACTTTAACGAGGCCGACAAGGGCCGTAAATTTTCAAAAGGTGGTGACATTATGGCTTCCAAAATGAACGCAGGCATGATGGCAATGATGGCTAAGAAAAAAGACGGCATGCACAAGATGCCGGGTGGCAAGATGATGAAGAACTCTGCTATGAAAATGGCAACCGGCGGGTTCGTCCGTGCTGCTGACGGAGTTGCCTCCAAAGGCAAGACCAAAGCCAAACAGATCAAAATGAAAAGCGGCGGCATGGCCTGCTAAGGAGTTGACATGATTGACGACGAAACTCGTGCGCGTGCCCGGAAGTTTGTTGAGGACAACGCTGCGCCGGCAAAGTCCCGGTTTGAGATAGCTGCAAGGGGGCGTGAAGACAATGCTGCGCCGGCAAAGCCCAAGGTAGTCACCAAAGAGGAGCTTGCCAAGTCGAATATGAGTCTGCGCGACTACATGAACAAGCAGCAGGGGCTGACACGGCGCGACGGCTCGACTCCCACTTCCGGCGCGTACGGCAAAGAACAGCAGTACCAAAGGGCCCAAGAAGCTGCACAAACCCCCGAGGGTAAAGCGCGGCGTAGTGCAATGGCGGAGTCACAAGCGTTGGAAGGATCGTACCCTGTGGAGTCTGTTGCCGGCGGTGCGGCAAGTCTGCTTAGGGCGGGGGTGGGTAAATTAGCGGGCAGAAGTGCGGCTAAAGAAGCCACGCGAGTAGAACCGTATCTTGCCCAAAGTGCCAGCCGCTCGGTGTCTACCGGGGCAGAAACGCCTGTAACTTTCTTGGGGGGTACCGCAGGCAGAGTAATGAATGCTCCGCGCCTTGCAGGCAAAAGCACGGATGTTGTTGCCAAGGAAGCTGGGGCGGGTGCCAAAGCGGCAGAGCAGGCGACCCCCAAAGTGTCTGGCCCACAGAAGAAACTTGCGGGCCTCAAGGACGAGGCAGACAACGTCAAAGAAGCCGCCCGCAAGCTGTCTGATCGGGACAAGATGGACCAAGGCCGTGCATCCCGTGATCTTGTTGTTGACCGCCCATCATGGGCACGGGGTCCAAGCGCGATGAAGCGTGGCGGCGCAGTCAAGAAGTATGCATCCGGCGGTTCCGTCTCATCCCGGGCAGATGGCATAGCGCAACGGGGTAAGACCCGTGGGAAGCTGTGCTAAATGAAAGCTTCCCGTGGCATGGGGGCCATTGACCCCAGCAAAATGCCCGGGGGCCGGAAAAAGGCTCGTAGGGACGACACGGACTTCACGCAGTATGCCGAGGGCGGGGAAGTGAAGTCAAAGGTCAATGAAGCCGGCAACTATACCAAGCCCAATCTGCGCAAGCGGATTTTCAACAGCGTCAAAGCCGCTGCAATCGTTGGCACTGGAGCAGGGCAATGGAGCGCAAGAAAAGCGCAAGTTATGGCTAAACGGTATAAGGCCGCAGGCGGCGGGTATCGTGATTAAAGCACCGCAACAATCCCTGAAGGATTGGGGAAAGCAGGATTGGACAACTAAGTCTGGTAAACCGTCGAGCAAGACGGGGGAGCGGTATTTGCCAAAAGCCGCAATTAAGAGCCTTAGCCCAGCGGAGTACGCAGCAACAACCCGAGCTAAAAGAGCAGGTAAAGCAAGTGGCAAACAGTTTGTGGCGCAGCCCAAGACGATTGCCAAGAAAACCGCAGGATTCAGATAATGACAACTTCAGCATTTGGAAATTCGAGGTCGCAGTTTAATCAACAGCAAGGCTTCGGTCAACAGCCGCAGGGCTTCGGGCAACAGCAAGGCTTCGGGCAACAGCAAGGCTTCGGGCAACAGCAAGGCTTCGGGCAGCAACAAGGCTTCGGCCAGCAGCAAGGCATGGGCGGCTACGGCCAGCAAGGCGGCTTCGGCCAGCAGCAAGGCTTCGGGCAACAAGGCGGCTTCGGGCAACAAGGCGGCTTCGGGCAACAAGGCGGCTTCGGGCAACAAGGCGGCTACGGGCAACAGCAGGGCTTTGGGGGTTACGGGCAGCAACAAGGCATGGGCGGCTACGGGCAGCAAGGCGGCTACGGGCAGCAAGGCGGTTACGGGCAGCAAGGCGGCTACGGGCAGCAAGGCGGCTACGGGCAGCAAGGCGGCTACGGGCAGCAAGGCGGCTACGGGCAGCAAGGCGGCTACGGGCAGCAAGGCGGCTACGGGCAGCAACAGGGCTTCGGGCAACAGCAAGGCTTTGGGCAACCGCAGGGCTACGGCCAGCAGCAAGGCATGGGCGGCTACGGCCAGCAGCAAGGCATGGGCGGCTACGGCCAGCAGCAAGGCATGGGCGGCTACGACCAGCAGATGCAACAGCAGCAAATGGCGCAGATGCAACAGCAGCAAATGCAGCAGCAAAGGCAGCAGCAAAAACAGCAGCAAATGCAGCAGCAAAGGCAGCAGCTAATGCCGAAGGGTCGGTACGGGCAGCCGCAACAGCCGCAACAGCCGCAACAGTACAGCCCGTACCAAATGCAGAATCCGTATGGCCCCCAACAGGCAGGACAGCAACCGGGTTATGGCCCCCAACAAATTGGACAGCAACAAGCCCAGCAAGGCAAACAAGCTCAACAAGCATCAGGGGCACGCTATGACCCCATGAATACGCCCATGAGTCTGACAATGGACATGCCGCAGCCTTACCAGACAAACACAGGCGGGCTTGACATTCAAAATATGATAAATATGCAAAATAAGCAAGCACAAATGCCAAGGCCAATGCAAGAGCCAATGCAAGGGTACAAACAAAATCCGATACAAGAAGCTTTGACGGTTAGCCCGCAAGAACATCGGATGTACAGCGCGGTGATGCCATGACAACTTCCGGCGTCTCTAACTTCGACATGGACTTGAGTGAAGTCATAGAAGACGCATTTGAACGTGCGGGGTCTGAACTTCGCTCTGGCTATGACATGCGTACGGCGCGGCGGTCCCTCAACATCATGTTTGCGGACTGGGCCAACCGGGGCATCAACATGTGGACAATCGAGCAGGGGTCGTTCACCCTGACTCAGGGATTAAACACTTACGCGTTGCCCACAGACACCGTAGACTTGCTCGAGCATGTCATCCGCACCGATGCCAACTCAACGTCCAACCAAGCAGACCTGACCATCACGCGCATCAGCGTCAGTACCTACGCTACGCTGCCCAACAAGTTGACGCAGGCAAGGCCCATTCAGGTCATGGTGCAGCGCAACTCAGGGCAGACATCCGCTACAACGCTGACTCTCAACGGAGCCGTGACGGCCACAGCCACCACCATCACTCTGAGTTCTGTCGTGGGGCTTGCCGCTGCCGGGTACATCAAGGTGGACAACGAGATCATCTACTACGGCTACATCGTGGGGAACGTGCTGACAGCGTGCTCCAGAGGGCAGGCAAACACCACCGCAGCATCACACACAAGCTCCACAGCAGTCTATGTATCAAACCCCCCTGCAATCACCGTCTGGCCCACTCCTGATGGTTCCCAGACATACACCTTCGTGTACTGGCGGTTGCGCCGGAACCAGAACGCTGGAGATGGTTCTGATACGATGGATGTCCCGTTCAGGTTTATACCTTGCGTAGCGGCGGGGTTGGCATACTACTTGGCGCTCAAGCTGCCCAATGGCATGGAGCGTTTACAGGTGTTGAAAGAGCAGTACGATGAAGCATGGCAGCTTGCTCAAGATGAAGACCGCGAGAAAGCAGCGGTGCGGTTTGTGCCACGACAGATGTTTATGTAATCATGGGCAATAGGTTTGCATCAGGTAAGAATGCGATAGCGGAATGTGACCGCTGCGGGTTTCGCTACAAGCTGAAGGAACTGAAGAAGGAAGTTGTTAAGACCAAAACCTACAACTTGCTGGTGTGCCCAACCTGCTGGACACCAGATCAACCGCAGTTGCAGTTGGGGATGTACCCGGTAGATGACCCACAGGGACTGCGTGATCCACGCCGGGACTTGAGCTATGTGGCTTCTGGCCTGTTGGTGGACGGGTACCCGGGTGAAGGCAGCAGAGTATTTCAGTGGAACTGGAACCCGGTAGGCGGGTCTAGGGGCAACGAGGATGGACTGACCCCCAACTACTTGGTGGCAGAATTAGAACTTGGCTCGGTTACAGTAACTTAGGAGTTGATATGGACAAGGCAGACATGAAGCAGGACAAGAAGATGATGGCTGGGGCCGTGCATAAGCACGAGAAGCGGCTACATCCCGGCAAGCCCATGACCAAGTTTTCCAAAGGTGGTAAGACCAACGAAGACATGTTGAAGTACGGTCGTGGCATGGCTAAAGTGATGAACCAGAAATCTGGTCGCGGGGGCTAAGATGATCAACAACAAACAAGCAGCGGCGTACGCAAAGCCGCACACCATGACGAACAAACCCGTGACCGTGGAAGCGAACCCCGGCAAGGGCAAAGACATGAGCATGTTAAACAATGCCCGTGCTTCGATTGGACGCATCACCAGCCAAGAGCAGCCCGGTGTTAAGACATCGGGTATCAAGATGCGCGGCACGGGTGCGGCGACTAAAGGTACGATGTCTCGGGGTCCGATGGCATGAACTACGCTGCGTTGGTTTCTGCCATTTCATCGTACACCGAGAACACCTTTCCTACGGTGGACATGAACTTGTTCATCACGCAGGCAGAGAAACGCATATACAACACCGTACAGATTCCAGCACTGCGTAAGAATGTAACGGGCATCACTACTGCCAGTAACAAGTATTTGGCCTGCCCGGATGATTTCCTGTCTTCGTACTCTCTGGCAGCAATAGCTCCTGTTACGGGGGCATACACATACCTGCTGAACAAGGATGTCAACTTCATCAGAGAAGCGTACCCAAGACCAACATCCACAGGGTCGCCTAAGTTCTACGCCCTGTTTGGCCCCGCTGTGGTATCCAGCGTCATTACGACAGAACTCACGTTTCTCATCGGCCCCACTCCAGACGCGGCCTACAGCATGGAGCTTCATTACTACTACTACCCTGAGTCCATCGTCACTGCCTCGACCACATGGCTGGGGGACAACTACGACCCCGCGCTTTTGTATGGGACACTGGTTGAGGCGTACACCTACATGAAGGGTGAGACGGACATGATTGCCCTGTATGACGGCAAGTACAAAGAAGCAATGGGACAACTCAAACGTCTGGGTGATGGACTTGAGCGTCAAGACGCATACCGCAGTGGGCAAGCTAGGATTCCAGTAACATGAGCATCGCCCAAACCCTGACCACATCCTTCAAGCAGCAATTGCTTGAAGCGGTACACAATTTCTCCACGGATACTTTTTATATGGCGCTGTACACAGCCAACGCCAATATAGGGGCAACCACCACCGCTTACACCGCGACTGGGGAGATCTCAGGTACGGGCTACACGGCGGCAGGGCAAGTGATGACCGGCATCTCAGTCAGTGTCACAGACACCACCGCCTTTGTAAACTTCAGCAATGTCGTCTGGACTACCGGTGCGTTTACAGCACGGGGGGCACTGATTTACAATGCATCCAAGAGCAACAAATCGGTGGCAGTATTGGACTTTGGCGCTGACAAAACCACTACCACAGCGTTCACCGTTGTGGTGCCAACCAACTCATCTACAACTGCACTGATAAGGCTACCATGATCACAACGACCAAAGGTCTGATGGACGAAGCCCTGCTGGACAAGCGGGAGGGGGCCATAGAGAACGACAACGAAACCACGACATGGGTGGAGTATTGGTTGGGGGGCGAATTGGTACATCGTTCTGCACATGTAGCTCTAAAAAAGTCCATGTTTGCAGGTCTTGAAGCAGCTTCACTAGGATAAATTATGGCAAATACACAATCAATGTGCACCTCCTTCTTGGGCCAGTTGCTCAATGGTGGGCACCAATTTGGCACCATCACGCTGACCAGCAGGACTAGCTTGACTGCGCCTACCAAAGACTCGTTTAAAGCGGCTCTGTACCTTGTCGGGGCAACAGTAAACGCCGCAACCACGGCGTACAGCGCGAGCAACGAGGTCTCTTCAGCCAACTACTCTGCTGGCGGGGAAGTTATCACTAACGCCAACGTGCCGGTAGCAACCAACGCTTCAGCCACTGCGGGGGTGGGGTACTGGACACCTTCAGCAAGTATTGTGTATGGGGCAAGTGCAACACCTGTAACCTTTGCTGCTTTCGATGCGGTATTGGTCTATAACGATACGCAGGGCGACACAGCGGTCAGTGTCCACACTTTCAGCAGCCAGACAATTACGGCAGGCGTTTTCACGCTGACCATGCCGACTAGCTCAACGACCACTGCGCTTCTGCGGTTGTCAACAACCTGATGTCATGTCTCTTGGCTGGGGTGATGGCACATGGGGTAGCAGTGTCTGGGGTGGCGGTCAACTAGCTATCACAGGCAATGCGGCAACGGGGGCCGTTGGGTCAGTCAAGGCCAATGTATCGGTAGCCCTATCAGGTGTAGCGGCATCTGGGGCTGTAGGGACAGTTGTAGCAAGCACTGCCAGTGCCATAACGGGTGTAGTGGCGGCAGGAGAAGTTGGCACGGTCGGTACAGGCATAACGATGCCCCTGACCGGGAACGTAACAACGGGGGCCGTTGGGACCGTTGCAGTAGGTACTTCGGTAGCCCTATCAGGTGTAGCGGCATCTGGGGCTGTAGGGACAGTTGTAGCAAGCACTGCCAGTGCCATAACGGGCGTAGTGGCGGCAGGAGAAGTTGGCACGGTTGCCCCAGAGTTCTCGGTAGCCCTAACAGGTGTTGTGTCGGCGGGTGCGGTAGGCTTTGTAGTTAACGGCATTGAAATGGCGTTAACTGGAGCGGATGCAACCGGGGCAGTGGGGGCAGTAGCACCTAGCCACTCGCTGGCGCTGACGGGGGTGGTAGCCGCAGGGGCGGTAGAAAGTTTTGGAATTGCGTTTTGGTCTGTTATTGATGATTCGCAGACACCCGCATGGGGGGTGATAGAGAATCCACCAACGCCCACTTGGCAGAGTATTGCAACGTAGGAGAAATTAATGGCAACAACGTATAGTACAAATTTGGCGCTAGCCCTCCCAACTACGGGGGAGTTGTCTGGCACATGGGGCGCAACGGTTAACTCCAATATCACCAACATGCTTGATGAGGCGTTGGGGTATCAAGCCTATTCAGCCACGGGGGGTGCAGACACAATTACTATCCCCAACGGTACTACAGGTGTGGCGCGGAGCATCTACATCCAGCTTAACGGCACGGGTGGTGGCAGCGTTGCGGTTCCTGCAACCAAGACAAAGATGTACTTTGTTTTCAATAACACGGCATCGGCCATTACGTTTAAAGTCACCGGCCAGACGGGGGTGTCTATTCCTGCTGCGGCAAAGATGGCACTTGTCAGCAACGGCACAGACATCATCGTTGCCCAGAACTACTTTGCAGCGTTGATCCTTGGCGCTGCCCTCCCCGTTCTATCCGGCGGCACAGGCATCACTAGCTTTGGCACTGGCGTAGCTACCGCCCTTGGCAACAACACAAATGCAGCAAGCGGGTTTCCAACGGGTAGCGGCACAGCCACGCTGACCAACAAGCGCATTGATCCAAGAACATTGTCCGCTGCCAGTACCGCTACGCTCACCCCGGATATTTCGGCCTATGACCAGAACAACTTGACAGCCCAAGCGGTTCCTTTGACGGTTGCAGCCCCAATTGGCACTCCTGTAGACGGCAACAAGCTGATTATCCGCATCTTGGACAACGGCACGGCCCGAGCTATTACTTGGAACGCCACTTACACAGTGATCGGCACTACGTTGCCCACCACTACAACCGCCAACAAGATGCTCTACGTCGGTTGCGTCTACAACAGCACCAACACCCGTTGGGATGTTGTCGCCGTCACCACACAAGCATAAGGAGGCATAAATGGCAAATCTTTATTGGGTTGGTGGCACAGACAATTGGGATGGTACTGCTGGCACTAAATGGGCGCTTAGTTCTGGTGGTACTGGTGGGGAACCCGTTCCTACTACGGCTGATGATGTGATTTTTGATCAGTATGGAGATACGGTTACTATTTCCACCGGAAACACTGGGGCAAAAACAGTTGAAGTTCAAAGTGGTTTTGGGGCGGGGACTATTGCGGGTACTGCGGCACTTACTGTTGCGGGTAGTTTTTTCTTTTACTCGGGCGGCGCAGTTCTTTCTTGGACTGGTACTTTAACAATTACTGGCACTGGAAGTATTGCCTGCCTCTTCTTTGGTCCAATATTTAGCAATGTAATAATTAATGGGGCGGGAATAACCGTTTCGCTTCAATATGTGACCGTAGACCCTACGGGTACAACAACGCTAACTGAGGGCACGCTTAATCTTGGTGGTTACACGCTAAATACAGGTGCTTTTAGTTCTTCCGGAACCCTAACCCGAGATATTACTTTTGGCGGAGACGTCATTATCCTGACCAGCACCACAGCAGCAACCACTATTTTGTCAATGGCAGACGCCACTAACTTTACTTGGACAGGCTCGGGGCTGTTTATACGCGATCAAGCGGCTACCGCAACGGTAGCCTTTGGCTCAACTGCTGGTGGATTGACTACCAATGCCCCGAACTTGCAGATTACTACGGGTGGTTCTGACCTTACTATTACTCCCAACAGTTACTTCTATGACCTAAATATTACAGGTTATTATGGTACGGTAACCGGAGGCGTAAATATAGCAAACACTTTTAATCTGAATTTCGGTTTGACATATACGGGTTTTACCTTAACATTTTTGGTTTCTACATTTTTTAACGGTGGTGGCCTAACGTTTGGTGGTTTTGGAGTTAACGGCGCTGGAATTAACGTCACAGCTAGTTTTATGACCGTAGACCCTACGGGTACAACAACGTTAACTGAGGGCACGCTTGAGATTAGTGGCAGCGCGTTAAGTACAGGTGCTTTTAGTTCCTCTGGAACTTTAACCCGAGCTATTAATTTTAACGGATACAACATTATCCTGACCAGCACCACAGCAGCAACCACTATTTTGTCAATGGCAGACGCCACAGGTTTTACTCAGGCCAATGTCTTTGGGTCGGCAGCGTTTATCCGCGATCAAGCGGCTACCGCAACGGTAGCTTTTGGCTCGACTGCTGGGGGATCAACTGCCAACGCCCCCAACTTGACCGTCAATACTGGCACTTCCGCGCTAACAATAACCAACAGCAGTTACTTCAATACTTTAGATATTCAAAACTTTTTTGGCACGGTAACTGGAGGCGTAAATATAACAAACGCTCTTTACCTTGATTATTTTGGTTCGACATATACGGGCCTTACCATAACATTTCTGGTTTCTACATTTTTTAACGGTGGTGGCCTAACGTTTGGTGGTTTTGGAGTTAACGGCGCTGGAATAACAGTTGATCTATTTGGCCCGCTAACTCTTGTAGGTACGCTTACATTGACTGAGGGCGCGCTTAATCTTAATAACATTTCGATAAGTACAGGTGCTTTTAGTTCAAGTAACAGTAATACTCGCACCTTGGATATGGGTAGTGGTACTTGGACAATTACGGGTAGCGGAGCATCCGCATGGAACACAGCCACCGTAACGGGTTTGACACTTAACCCCAGCACATCAACAATATCCATGACAAGTGCATCAGCAAAAACTTTTGCTGGCGGCGGATCAACTTACTACAACTTGAACCAAGGTGGCGCGGGGGCATTGACCATCAGCGGTAGCAACACCTTCAATAACATTGCCAACACCGTTCAACCTAACACGGTTACCTTTACGGCCGGCACAACGCAGACGGTGTCTACCTTTGGCTTGTCTGGCACGGCTGGAAATCTGATTACCATCAACAGCAGTTCTGCGGGAACGCAGGCAACCCTGTCAAAGGCTTCCGGTACGGTCAACGCGCAATATTTAGCCATTCAAGACAGCAACGCTACGGGTGGGGCTACATGGAATGCGTTGTTCAGTACAAACTTGGGCAACAATACAGGCTGGATTTTTCCCGGTGGGAATATGTTTTTGATGTTTAGCTAGTGATCCCAATAGTCGCATCCCTGCTTGCGTCCCTTGCCGCTAACGGCTTGGGGCTGCTGTCGTCTGCAATTCAGGCAAAGGGCAAGCAGGTTGTCGAGAAAACGCTGGGCGTCAGCATCCCTGATGACCTAGCGCCAGAAGATGTTGCCAAGCTGCGCCAGCTTCAGTTCGACCATGAGGAGCGCCTGCTTGAACTTGGCATTGAGAAGGCCCGTCTGGAGCAAGAAGAACTTGAAGTCTTGCTTGCTGCGCAAGCCAACCAAGAAGACAACATCAGTGACCGCTGGAAGACTGATATGTCCTCCGACTCATGGCTGTCCAAGAATGTGCGCCCCGGAACTCTTGTGTACCTCCTGACTGCTTACGTGGTGTTTGCCCTGCTTGACGGCTACGGGTACAAAATCGCGGAGACGTATGTCAACCTGCTCGGGCAGTGGGGTATGTTGGTGATGACCGCGTATTTTGGTGGTCGCACGTTTGAGAAGGTGATGGAAATGCGCCGGGGTTCTAAATGAGCCTAAGCGATGAACAAGCCGCCTTCCTGCTTGATGCCTGCAGGTTGATCCAGCACGCCACAGCGACCGGGTTCAAGGTCACCGGAGGCGAACTAGCCCGTACCCCGGAGCAGCAAGCCATCTACGTCAAGACGGGCCGCAGCAAGACGATGGACTCAATTCACTTGCGGCGGTGCGCAATTGACCTGAATCTTTTCAAAGACGGTAAAATCGTCTGGGACAAAGAAACGCTGGCCCCACTTGGCGCATACTGGGAGTCGTTGAACCCTCTGAATTCGTGGGGTGGAAACGGCAGGACGCTGGTGGACACACCACATTTCTCCAGAGGCCAAGGCAAACCGGAGTGGATAAGGGTGACCTGATATGCCATTGCAAAAGATCACATTGAAAAGTGGGGTGAATCGCGAGAACACGCGGTACACCAATGAGGGTGGGTATTACGAGTCGGATAACGTTCGTTTCCGTCAGGGGACACCCGAGAAGATAGGTGGCTGGCTGCGCATTTCTGCAAACACGTTCCTCGGTGTTTGCCGCTCTCTATGGAACTGGGTGACGCTGAGTTTTGAGAATTTGTTGGGCGTTGGCACCAGCCTAAAGTTCTACATATCCAACGGCGGTGCTTACTACGATATCACGCCTACGCAGGCAGTCCACACCCTGACCGGCCCGTTTACCACAAACGGCACCACCACGGTTACGGTCACGGATGCCGGCGGGGGGTACATAAACAGCAGCTTCGTGACGTTTACAGGCGGCACCGCCGTTGGTGGCGTACTCATAACGGGGGAGTACCAGATATCGTACTCTTCAGGTTCAACCTACACCATCACGGTTGCAACTGCGCCATCGGTAGACACAGGCGGCGGGACAGTCTATGCCGTGTACCAAGTCAATCCCGGCCCGAGTTACGCGGTCCCGCCGTCTGGATGGGGGTCTGGCGCTTGGAGTTCTGGAACTTGGGGTAACAGCGCTAATTCTTTTGAAACACTGCGGATTTGGAACCAATTTAATTTTGGCGAAGACTTGCTGTACGGCCCAAGAGGTGGGCCGCTGTACTACTGGGATGCCACCATCGGGTACATAGCCCCCACGGTTACCATGACAATTGCCAACCCCTGCGTTGTCACCACCACACTGAATCTGCCGGATCTGACCCCAATCGTCTTTGAGACTTCCGGCGCACTGCCTACAGGTCTGCTGGTAGGCACAACCTATTACACCCGGTATGTGTCGTCTACCACGTTTAATCTTTCTTTAGATAGCACAGTAGCAACAATAGAAGCTTCTTGTTCTGGCGCAGGCGTTAACACACTAACGGTTACTTTTGTAGTAGAAGGAACATTATTGGCAGGGATGACAGTTTACTACCCGACATTTCTTGGAACAATAACTTTTACAGGGACAGGTACTGGTGGAGTTGGTACGTACAGTGTTAGTGCAGGGGTTTCAGTTTCCTCAACGGTTATGGATGCTGCTACTCTAATTAACACCTCGGGTACGCAGTCGGGCGTGCAGACCATATCCCAAAGAGGCGTGTTGTTGTCGGCGCTGCCAACAGCAAGCAATGTTCCGCTGAGTCAAATCTTCTTCCTTGTTTCTGATGCCAGCCGGTTTGTGATTTGCTTTGGCACCAATGACATCGGCTCTTCCACGGTTGACCCAATGCTGGTTCGGTGGTCCGATCAAGAAGACCCGTCTATGTGGACGCCCGCT